GGCTCCTGTTGGATTTAGTGAACAGGCTGTTAAGGATAATAAAAAAGAAGCCGAGCTCGTACTCCTTGACCTGGGGATCCCACCAGATCAAATGGAGGACTTTGCAACTTATATGAATGACATTACGCTGGTAAAAGGACTCCCGGATCCAGAGGTATTAATGACCCAACATGGAGATCTAACTACTATGTCAGAGCTTCTGGCAATTTCTTCAGGAAGAATTGTTGAGAGATCAATCCAGGATCCGCTTATCGGTAACAGGCCCAGGTATGCAGAACATCCATTGGGCAAATTCGTTTATTCCATCCAGAGCTTCAACTATTCATTCCAGCAGAATGTCATTGTTGGTGAAGCAAAACATATTAAGAAAATATACAAACATATTGGGAGCAAACGTGCAGCCCTGGTTACATCACAATTACTTGGCCCAATCTTTCAGTTGTATGTGGCTCATGCCCTGGTATCTGCCTTCAGAGAGTTTTTGATGAACAGAGAACGCTGGGAGGAGAAAAAGGAAGAAGGCAAGCTGGGTTCCCATATTGCCGGAATGACAGTCTCCAGGGCAGGGACATTTGGAGGTTGGGATCCAATGGTCAATGCTTATACAGGGTTGAGATACCAGAGAGATCTTAGTAACTTTATGATTGGAGCAATCGGATCCTGGTACACCAAGCCAACGGAGGATATAATTAAACTGTTCTCAGGAGATACTAATTCACCTAACACTACTGCAACTGAGGAAAGAGCAATTAGAGCTGCTTATCAATTGGCGATTGTACCAATGATGGTATTTGCTATATCAAATCCAAAGTTCTTATCTGTACTAGGCCCATTGGCTGGGCCGACTGCCGGAGCAATTGCTATGTTTGGGACATCCCATACAGTAAAAAAAGCTGTATCATCTGAAATGATTAAGTTTTTATATGGGAGTAAAGGTGATATGAGTTACGGAAAGCGGAAAGCTATTAAAGCTACTAAAGCTAAAAAAAGCAAGTAAATCTGTTGCACTTTTGTTGCACACCAGGCAGACCTTCAACTGGCTTTTTAACTATTACTTAATAATATCAATGGATTATCTAGGAAACAGAATAAGCATCAAAAATAACTTGCAAAAGATTGATATTATTAAGGAATATTGTGTGTTGCATTGTGTTGCATTTGGATATCAGCCACTCAAATCCTGTAAGTGACTGATATTATGGCTCCCCAAGCCGGACTCGAACCAGCGACCCGATGATTAACAGTCATTGGGCAAGCTAATAAAATCAGCTAGTTAAGGGTGGGAGTATTATTTGTTGCACTTTTGTTGCATTCTGGTGTGGTCATCTCCAGCTCATCTTCAAGAAGAATCATAGCATTTGCAAGGTCTTCCTTTGCAAAGTGAGCATACTTCATAGTCATCCCAATATCGCTATGCCCCATTATCTTCTGCATCGCTTTTGGATGCACTCCAGCCCTGGCTAAAAAGGATCCAGCCGTATGTCTTAGGTCATGGTAATGAAAGTCAATCAAACCTTTAACCTCTTCTCCATCTTCATTAATCCAGATTGTATTAGCCCTGGCATTTTCAAATGCCTTACGGAAATTATTTGGGGATCCTTCTTTTCTGGAACTAGGGAAAACCCACATATTCCTTTTCTTTAAATGTCGTTCCAGAAGAATATCCCTGGAAGCCTTCCCAAGTGGAACACTTCTCTCTTTAGAGTTCTTAGTAACGTGCTTTGGGAATGTAACCCAGCCGTTTGGTAGCTTGTCCGTTTGGTCAAAAGTCACCCATGCCCATTTCATGTGCCACACTTCCATTTCCCTGGCTGAAGTCAAAACACTCAGCGAGACTGCATCATGCAGATCCCCCTTGCACTCTTTCAGTAAAGCCTCTTTCTGTTCCAGGGTTAGTGGAGTTTCCCTATGGTGAGGCTCTGGTTCCGGCTCAAGAAATTCTGTTGAGGCAGGGTTGGTCTTTATCCAGAGTTTCTTCTTAGCTTGCCCAAGGGCTGCTCTAAGGGAAGCAAGGTATCTATTAAGGGTTGAATTGCTCCTGGTGGAGAGTTTGTCTTTGGATGATTTCCTTGAACCTCCCTCACAAGGTTCAGCAAGTTTTGTCCAGGACTCCATTATTACCTTGGGCGTTAGTTTGTCCAGGGTAAGACTTCCAAACTCAGATTCCCAATAAGCAAAATGAGTTTCAAAGCTCCTTTTAGTATTTGGAGACTTCCCCAATTCTTGATTATCCAGGATTCTGTTTCGGTAGAGCTCTATTGCCATTGAGACAGTCCTTTTTTCTGCATCTGTCTTTGGCTCAACTTTGGTTTTCCCCTTTTCTGCCCTTTTCTTTTCCAGCATTGCATAGTAAAGATCATTTGACAGGTTAGCTTTTTCCTCAGTTGATCTCTTTACCTTGCCACGTTTAGTGGGTTTGAATAGCATAAATTCTTCAGAGCACAAAGTAAATGAGGGAGCACGTTCCCCAGGTTCTTGAAGCTCTTTAAAATTGGCTCTGTAGACTTTACGCTTTTTATGTAGAAATAATTTTGGTTTCATTTTCTCTCCCTATTTTTTAAGTATTCGTTCTAATGAAGCAATTATTGATTATAAATATATTTTTTCAAATTATATTGACAATACACATCCATGATAGTAAAATCAATACCCATGATAGCTAATTCACTTGGAATACCAAGGATCATAGCTTTACAAGTATCGTTGCAAAGAAATCAATATATGTCAAGGAAATAATTTAAAAGGAGGACTTTGAGTCAAATAAACATTTTGCGGAGCAGAATGAAAAAGGGTGGGATAACCCTGAAAGATTTAGCTTATAGGTGTGGCGAATCTGAGCAAACAGTCTGCCGAATCTTGAACCAGGAGCTAAACGATAAAATTCACGAAGCAGGAAAAACATTAGTAAAGGAAGCTAATGAAGAGTTGACCAGGGAGCTTTTCGATGAGGAATATGCATGAATGAAAATCTCTTGGATGCAGTCAATGGCCTGACGGATCAGATCAAATTGCTCCGGGAGGATCTAAGACCCGAACTAAAAAAATCGGCATTATTCCGCAAGAAGAAAGCAGAAGCGGAACATATAAAAAAGGATATGCAGAAATTTTGGGAAACCCAATAATGAATAACTGCATTGTCTGCTCAAAGGAATTAACAGGCTACCGGATTAAATACTGCTCAAAAAATTGTTACTGGAAACTTAGGAAGCCCTGGGAAAAAGAACATTATAGAAAATATAACCCTTATCTTCCAGATCGGAATTGTATCTGGTGTGGAAAATCATTTCGGCCTAGAGGAGAAGTTCATGTTTGTTGTGACAGAAAATGCCGTACACAACTTGAACTACAAAAAGTAAAAGAGAAAAGAAAAGAAACCCCTACCGATATGTCCGGTTGGGGTGATGCTGGATGGGTTATAAAATTAAATAGACCCGAACCTACGCTCACGGAGGAGCCAATGTCTTTACACAATTCAAATCACAGAACTGAAATTGAAGAATATCTTGCCAATGGAGGTAAGATAAAATCATTACCTGACCAAATTAACGGCAGAACCCCAACAGTAGTTGTACCGGACTTTCTTTCGTTGAATCTTCCTGGTTGGTCTGTCGATACACTTTATGGGTTTGGCTATGAGATCCGGCTCATGGATGAGCTATTATCTACATCTGAGGTAGATGATGCTAATTGATATAGTGCCTGTAGCCAAACCTCGTCAAACAAGGAGAGATAAGTGGCTCTCCCCCCCAAGACCTTGTGTTCTGAAATATCGCATATTTGCTGACGAACTGAGGCAATCAATTTTATATGATGAATTTATTCCAGGGTACAGACTCCTCCTGGAATTTCATCTTCCCATGCCAAAGTCCTGGTCTAAAAAGAAAAAGGCCGAAATGAACGGCAAACCCCACCAGCAAACTCCTGACCTGGACAACCTAATAAAAAGCCTTGATGCAATTGTCCCGGATGATTGTGGGATTTGGGATATTTCTGCAAAGAAGTTCTGGAGTGAAACAGGGAAATTACTCCTGGAGAACAAATGAGTGATTACGTTGATATGTTATTGGAAGGTAGTCACAAGAAGACTACGGATGAACTCCATGCGTTTACAAGGGCAAGCAGGAAAAGGCTAAGATTAAGGGACATGGTGGTTGCAAGACGAAAAAGGATGGCAAAATCAATAGGCATACACTTCAAGAGAAAACCATATTTAGAGGATTTATGAAAGCAGAGATTATAAACTTTCCAGATAAGGAAGAGCTAAAAAACTATCGGTTGATGCAAGCAATCTACAGTACGAAGGAGAAAAGGAACAAGAAAGCCAGGAAGAGGTTTTTCTCATGGTGGAGGAGATGCAAATGATTATAATTAACTGTCATGGTGATTTAGATACAGGTGAAGGTGCAATTAAGATAAAAGATAAATTCTATGAAATGAATACTCTGATGAAGATTGATCTAGTGGGAGTTTGGGTACATCAAATGGTAGATTTATATTTAGAGGTAGAGCAGGTATGGGATGAGGAATTTAAAAGGAAAAACAAAAGGGATGGAATTGTCACAACTTCTGAACTGAAAAAGTTTGTAGTGGATGCGGAAAAATTGATTGATGACCAGAAGAATATTAAACGACTCAAGGAGGAAACAAATGAAACCTGAACAGGATCCAAACGTAAGAGCAGGAAAAATTACAGGAAGCAATGTTGCTGGGCTAACTGGTAAAAACAGGTGGAGCTCACCAACAGAAGAGTTTGACTATTTCCTGGGCAATAAACCCAGGAAGGATTTAGCAGACAATCCCTATGTAAAGGCTGGAGTATGGGCAGAAGAAATGATAGGGAAACGATTTGCTGATGAAATGGGCCTGAAAATTATGTTTATGAACAGAACATACGTTTCAAAAGATTGGCCCCTGGCAACAGGACACATTGATGCAAAGATAGTTGGTCAGAATGTTGGCCTGGAAATTAAGACTGCTGATAAGTATAAGGCAAAGGAATGGTCTGAACATCTTGATGACTATAATCCTACCATCCCCATTGAATATAGATGCCAGATTAATCATTACCTTTATATTACAGGCTGGGACTATTGGTGGATAGCCGTTTTGTTGGGAGGCAATGATTTCAGGGTACTGAAAATTAATAGAGATGAAATAGCCATACAGAAACAAGTCAAGGAGCTGAAAGAGTTTCATAAGAATCATCTACTCACAGGCTTGGCTCCTGAAGCAAGATCACCAGACGAAGCACTTTACCAGTTTCCGAGTGCAGACCTGGAAGAATATTCGATGGAAGCCAGCCCATTGTTTATGAGCTTTTATATGGAGGCAAAGCATATAAGTGAAGAAAAGAAAGCCCTGAAAATGAGGGAAGAAGAGAATAATAAAAACATGATGAATTTGATGAAAGAGAATACATACGCACTAGATCCAAATTCTACTGAACGGATAGTTTCATGGAAGAATGGTTCACGTTCAGGTCTTAATCAGAAAGCCCTGAAAATAGATATGCCTGAACTTTGGGCAGAAGATAAGTATGGCACTAAGTCTACTTATCGCACACTTAAAATCCTATAAAGGAGGTCAATGGAAATTAAGATAAGTAAAGGTATAAAGAAGAAACCAATAAGACTTTGTGGACATGGAAGGGATGGTCAGGGTAAATCCTATTTTGGAAGGGACTCACTCTTTGTTGATGTAGAAGGAGGCATTGATAACTTTCCTAGTGAAAGTATAAATTGTGTTAATCAATCTACAGATTATTTTATGGATGTCCTGAGATACATTGCAAAAAACCACAAGGACATAAAGCAGGATACAATTACGATTGACAGTATAGATTGGGTTGAAAGACAGCTCCATAAGCAGATATGCGAAGAGCGAGGTGTTACATCCGGCTCAATCAATGATAAGAAACTTGCCTTTGGAGTAGGCCACCAGATTGCTGCTTCAAAATTCAGGGAAATACTAAATGCCCTGGATCACATTAGAGATTTGGGATTCAATATCTATTTAATTTCACATTCCAAAGTTGTTTCTGTGGAGGATCCAAACCTGGATCCGTATGACAGGTGGGACTTGGCCCTTCAAAAAAATGTACGGAATTATGTGAGAGAGTGGTGTGATATTGTGGCCTTTATTTCAATGGAGACTTTTACGAAGAAGCAGGAGTCTGACTTTGGTGCAACCAAATTCAAGCCTACTTCTACAGGAAGGCGTTTGCTCTACATTGGGAATGACCCCAGCTACGAGAGTAAAACGAGAATACCACTCCCCGACAAGATAGACTTGGATTGGGGTGTGTTTATGTCTGCAATAGCTGATGCTAGAGCAGAAGGCAATAGTGCCAAAACTAAAACGAAACCAGAGAAGAACGATGGAACAAACGGAATACGACTTTAGTTCTAATGACCTACAGGATGTCGATGGTGACTTCAAGCCACTTCCGGCAGGAGACTACCTCGTTGAAATTGATGTCTGCGAGAGAGTTGATACAAAGACCCTGAATGACCAGGGGAACCCCAAGGGTGAACAACTGCATCTGCAATTTACTGTGCTGGATTCAGATTCAGGTGAAGGTAAAAACAGGAGGTTATTTGTAAACCACCTTATCCGGCATGAGAATCCTACTGCAACAGAAATGGGCCGGAATAAAATTGCAGAGCTGGGGAAGGCAGTTGGCCTGGAATCATTTAATATTGAGAGTACGTTTCAGTTTCTCAATAAAGTTTTGAGGACAGAATTAAAAGTAAAACCTGCCAGCAATGGTTATGATGCAAGCAACGAAGTTGTTCGCTACATGACCTACCAGGAAGAGAAAAGACCCGCAAAAGATGCGGTGAATGTAGTAATTCCCCCTGCAAGTGAAGCGGTGAAAGATGATATTCCCTTTTGACCTTGAACTATTCCTTTACGCTTTAGGTATCTACCTCTGTGGAGCGATCTCAGGGGTAGCTGCCTTATTCCTATTTGCCCTTTTCTACTGGGTGAAGTCTGGTCAAAAACACTTACATATCTTCTCTGATACTGATGCCAAAATTTAACCAAAATTCGTATGATAGATGCGACAACAAAGCAAAAACAGCTCTGCGGAATTACCTGGACAACATGAATGGAGTCTATACAAAAGTCCGTGAAGACTACAAGGCTGACATAAATGCTTTCCATGAATATTTCCATGAGGTAGAAATAAAAAGTGTGTGGGAGGATGTATGGCCTCCACAATGGGAGACAATACATATACCTGCCCGGAAGAAGAAATATACAGCAAAAGGTAAGAAGGGATTTTATTGGGTTTTAAATAAATCCTGTACGAAAGCAAAATGTATAGAAAGCAAATACATAGATGATGATTACCTCAAGATTATCCCCAACAGGCGATACCCCAAGGGAGAACCCTTTTACGATATACCAATACATTTAACTAAAGAAATTAATTTAATATAACATAGTGTGTGGCTATGGATTTGGATGAGACATGGAAGGTCTTTTACTCAAAATTAAAGAAAGTCAAGCCAACAGGCAACGGCATTGAAGCCCTTTGTCCTTCCCATGAAGACAAATCCCCAAGCCTGACTGCTTCTTTCACTAAGGATAAAATTCTTTTCAAGTGCCAGGCAGGATGTTCATTTGAGTCTGTAGTCTCTGCTCTGGGTATGGAAGAAAACCAATTCTTTGCCCAGGAAGAAAAAGCCCAGCCTAAAACAATTGAATCCACATACAGATACGAAGATAAAGACGGCAACCATGTTATGGATGTTGTCAGGTTCAAGCCAAAAGCCTTCCTTCCACGAAGACCGGATGGGAAGTATTCCCTGGAAGGTGTTACAAGAGTGCCTTATCGGTTGCCCCAAATGCTGGAAGCAATTGAAGAAGGTAGAACTGTCCTCCTGGTTGAAGGTGAAAAAGATTGTGATAACCTAGCCAAGCTGGGATTGGTAGCAACGACATTTCCAGGTGGAGCCGGGAAATGGAGAGACGATTACCTACATTGGTTTAAAGGTGCTAACATTGCCTGTTTACCAGATAACGATAATCCTGGAAGGGAAGGTATGCACTTACTTGCCTCCAAAATTTCCCAGGTTACATCTTCAGTACGTTGGCTGGACATTCCTGGGATCCCGGACAAGGGTGACATATCAGATTGGATAAAAATTGAAGGTAACGATTACAATAAATTCAAAGAACTTGCTGTAAGCAAATCTTCAACCTGGGAAGCTCCCAAATTACCAACATTGAAACGGACTGAAGACCAGGAGATACTTCACAAGGATTTCTATTCTCCTCCTGGATTCGTTGGAGATCTTGCAGATTTCATTGTTGATAATTCCAAATACCGACAGCCGATACTTGCACTATCTGCATCACTTGCATATACAGGTGTGCTGATGGGCCGGAAAGTGGCTACTGAAGAGAATACCAGGAGCAATTTATTTATTGCTGCCCTTGCCAGAACTGGTCATGGAAAAGAGTCTGCCAGGGGGATAATAAAAAGACTCGATGCCCAACTTGAACTTGAATGTTTTGGTGCAGAGAAAGTTACATCGAGAGCTGCGATTGAACGGATCCTGGCATGGAGAAAAAGCTCCCTGTTTATGATTGATGAATTTGGTTTGTTTATGAGGGCTATCTTTAATGAAAATGCACCCAAGTATGCAGTTGAAGTTATGTCCACGTTTATGGAAGTCTATACCAGCTCTGGAGTTTATTATGGTCAGGACAAAGCCTCCAGGGAAGAGAAACGATTTGAGATTGACCAGCCTTGCTGTGCAATTTACGGAACATCTACACCTGAAACCTTTTGGGGATCCCTGGACAGCTCCAAAGTGAGAGATGGATCCATGAATAGGTTTACGATATTCAATGCTCCATTTGAAAGACCACAAAGACAACGAGGAAAGATCCTGGGAGGATTCCCAAAGAAAATAGTTGATAGGGCAACATACTTTAAAAATATGAGTGTTCGACCAGGTAAACCTCACGAAGATTTAGTAGAGGAAACTGGATCCCCTGAACCTGAAATAATTACATACACCGACAATGCCTGGAAGAAATTTGAGGCTTTGGAAGATTACTGTACCGATAAGATTGACAACTCTGGAGTTCATGGATCCATGTGGGTCAGAACTGCGGAACATTCAAAAAAGATTGCTCTGATTAATTGTGTTGGAAATAACAAATATGAAATTACATCTGAACACGCAGAATATGGTTGTGAGATCATGAAGTTTTTAACAAATTCAACTTGCAATGAAATTAATAAACACCTGGCAGATAATGAATATGAAAGAGTTTCAAAACGGCTTGAAAGAATGATCCGAGATTCAGGTTCTAAAGGAATTTCATCAACCGAATTATATAGAGCAACCAGGTTCCTGAGAAATGGGAAGCATCGAAAAGAAGTCCTGGATGATTTACAGACTGCTGGATTGGTTGTTTGTATAAAAGATGATGGATCTGGTACTGGGAGGAGGTCTGAGCGTTGGTTTGCTTCCGAGGCTCTCTGAATAGAAAACCCCGGAATATAAACGTATAAACCCTAGGGCTTGTCCTCTTCCTTCTCTTCAGGAGCGATCTGAGACTCCGAATTTAGGGCTTTTACTATCAATTCCCCAATATAACTGCTTGCAGACTTAAAAGGCACTTTGCCCTTCAAAAAGTTCTGAAGCCTGGTATAAATTGAAGTTTCGATCCTAACTAATGTTGTTTTTTCTTTCATATTACCTACATTGATTGTATTATTGACGTAATATCTCTGAACCTCATTGAGATATTGGGTTAGCCCCACTTGGTTTCGTTCCTGTATAATCAAGTGGGGTTTTTTGTTTTTATTCTTCAACCTCCTTTAATGATAACCCTATACTCTCCAGGGTTGTTTTAACGTATCTCAGATACTTTCGCCCAAAGTGCCTAAGTCTGAGTAGATCCAGTTCACTCTTCTGGACAAGATCTCCGATGGTATTAATATTATTGTTTTCCAAAAGCCGATATAAACGTAATGGAATTTCCGACCTTACAAAACCATATAATTTTAGATCCATTGCATCTACATCCTGTATTTCATAGATGGGAGTATGTGGACATTTGTTTACTGGGAAATCTGAATCAAGATGATCTCTCGCAAACATTTGTGGTAAAGTTTTACCACATTTGTTACATACAATGCCCTCGACTGTATCAAGACCATATTCCTCAATCATTGATAAAGGGTCATTAAAATTATACAGCTTAATTCCCTCTTTCTTAGATTTATTCATACATCCTCCTTATCAATCTGATTGATCGCTTCATTAACACAATCCTCACCCCAACGAATCCTAGGTTTAATTCCGTATCCTATACCATCAATAGTCTTCCCGGAATCCTCCAGAATATCAAAACTGGGGAACTGTTCATCGCACTCAACAAAAAGAGCATCGTCATCATCAAATCTTAAACGCTCCTCAATCCACCAACACAAACAATTATCCAGCTCGTCTAAAGCAGGAAAGTGCTTGTCCAGTTTCAAGCTAATAAATTGCTTGCTTTCTCCAGTCCAGTTTGCTCCCTGTCCTAGAATTTGACTAACTTCATTCTGAACAATGGTTCCTGTTTCACCTGCAAAATTGATGTAATTCCTATCAATCATGTAGGTGTGATTTTCGATTTGCCAAGTGTCAAGCCGAATCCAAGTGCCTGTCTTCAGATTACTGAAAGCCTCATAATTTTCTGTAAAGCCTCTTTCTTCTTTGGTCAGCCTATCTGGAAGTGCATATTTACCTTCATAGTTTGACTTGAGGAATTGCTCAATATTATAGTGAGCATCAACCTCGTTATGATAGAGCTCCAATAAAAGCTCTAATAGTTTTTTTTCTGTTTTAGTCATATTACCTCTTTACCTACATTGTTAATTACCTACATTGACTGAGTGGATCCCAGGATAATAGGAAATAAAAAAAATAAAAAAATAATCCAAAAAAAAATCCGACCAGGTAAATGATTTGAAACCCAGCCGGATCGGAATTATAACTGACCAGTAAGCTCATCAAAATCTAAGCTCCATTCTTCAGCGTATGGTGTTAAACCTTGCATGAT